ATTTGGGGAAATTCCCATCAAAGTTAAGAAAGGAAAGACCTTTGCGAGAGAATTCGCAAAAGACAAACGCCAAGGGGTGGTGGACGACGGGCTCGAAAAGAATGCCCATACCACTTACAACCACGAGGTGAAATTCGAGAACATCAAGGCACGAGTCAATGTGACCCGATTCAAAGATGATGACACCGACGCAGTCGGTGTTGCCAAGGGGGCCATAATGGCCAATGTTCCGGTCACTGTCCCGAGCAACACAGCCGCAGCGACCATGCACGCAATGAAGAAGAGATGTGACTATAAACCATCTCTCGAAGATATTGAGGTGTTCAAGGCTGGACATGAGGTAATCATGTCCAAGTTCAAGCCAATGGAGACCATCTCATTTACTCAGGAACTGTTCGAGCAGTATCTTGTCAAATGCGCGCCTGGCAAATCAGGGAGGCTTCTGGAGGCATTAAATAGCCACCAGCTAAACAGTGACATGGATTCAAAACATGTGTTCGCGAAGCAAGAGGTTCTTTTGAAAGAGCACCAGGCAGAGCCTAGGGTTGTATATCAAGGATCGGATATGTACAACGCGTTAACGGGCCCGGTTGTTATGGAATTAAACAACCGCATGAAAACAGTGTTCTCGAGGAGCAACCCGCTCAACACCGGAAACGTGGTTATCTACGCTTGCGGTGCGTCGGGTGAGGAACTCGGAGATATTTTCATGAATTCACCTGGTGAAGCTATCGAAAGTGACATGAAGAACAATGATGGGAGTCAATCAGGAGAGTTTCGCAAGTATGAAGCGATGCTCTATCTGAAATTGGGAGCGCCAAAATGGTTCGTTCGCGAGTTTGCGAAGAATACATCAGTTAGGGTCTGGACTCGTTACGGGGTCATGGCCACTGTCGAGGGACAGAGGTGGTCTGGAGAAACGACCACCACAACTGGGAATTCTTACGTGAGTATGTGTTTGATGCAGTCTGCTTTGGAGCGAGCATCAATCGTTAAAAGCGTTAACGTCCATGGAGGGGATGACTATTTGGGGTATGTCGAAGGTGATTGCGAGAAGTTAAAAACTTGTATTGAACAAGTTACTGTCCTCAGCGGCATGAAAGCTGAGGTCGTGCCTAAGACTCGCACTCATGCAACCTTCTACCGGAAACGATATCCGGTTACTTCAATTGGATGTTATCCAGTCCCGCAACACGGGCGCGTGCTTGCAAAAATCAACATTAGAGCCAACAAGAACACTAATGTTGATGACAGAGCATATATGTCGGGTAAGTTTTATTCGGCGTATTATGAGCATCGGCACGTACCCGGCATACGGGAGCTACTACGCGAAACAGCAGAAAGACTTTCTGATAAACCGTTCTTCGACGTCAGGGCCGTCAAGCTAGCCGAGATGGGAGGAGTGGAAAACGTCAACACAATAGTTGAAAAAGCACCGGTGATCTCGATCGCCGAATATAGTGATTTCTTGCAAGAAGTCTATGGGATATCTTATGAAGACCTTGTCGACGTGTATTCACGCGTCTCCCAAAGCTGCGTCGATTACTGCGACGGGTGGACGGAGGTGGTGAATGGCAAGGTCAAGAACCGTAGCAAAAATCACAAATACAAACCACCAGTAATGGGCGGCGATGTAATCGATGCTTTGATGCGTGTTGATGTGCTATCGTAGTGGATTTTGAACCCCTTGGATATGTCAGTAAATTAACTTAAGACAGACCAAAACAGACAAGAAAAAAAAAAAAACAC